AGCGCGGATATAATACAGGCGTACAGGATAATGGCTCTAAGTATTTGGCTTAGCATGGTTATTACCTCCTGTCTGCTTTGTAAACCAGTCGCCAAACCCTTCGTCTGTGCCAAATTTTTCAATCCACAAGGCGCGGTTTGTATCCCATGCATCCATAATTTCTTTCAATATGGCGCACCCTTCCTCTTTGGTCATTGCTTCCATTCCGTATTCCATTTCCCCACCTCCTTTTGTACACAATCTTCGGGGATATCCGTTATAAATACCCATATATGGTGTGTTAAGGGTATCCGGCTTCCAACGTAATAATTATCTAAATCAGGTGGTATTGGCTTTATTACTTTATACCATTCCATTTCCCTACCTCCTTTTCCTGTCGGCAAATTCCCGCTTCCACCGTTCGACCATCGGCGAGCCTGCAAAATACTGGAGTGCCGTCTTGATAATCTGGGACCGGTTTTCCCCGGTCTCAGACTCAATTTTATCTAACATTTCAGCCTCTTCAGCGTTGAGGCTGACCGTGTAACTATACCCTCGTGTTTTCATCATTTTACCTCTCTATTCTGTGGGCTGCCCAATCTGGCAGGTAGTCCACGTAGTGGTTCTTGTCTAACCCATGTGCCCACGATTCTGCCTCCGGCACATCACTGCTGGTATAGATGGAGATTTCCCCCCGATGGTCACGCCATACCGTGCAGTCATGGCCCAGAATCCCTCCCTATTTTTGGTTATGCCAAACCTCAAAATCCTCCCAGCTTTCGAAGGCCATAAATCCGCCTTCGACTTTGACAATTTTGCAGGCCCAAGGCGCACGCCGTTTTGCGGTCGATCTTGATTTGCACTCGATAAATTCTTTTTTCATTTCCCGCCCCTCCTGTTTTTGGCGGCGTGATTGCCGCGGTCGCCTTATATATTGCAATCGCCGTGCCATTGCCACGCAATGCAATTGATATACTGCAAGTCATTAATATAATTGCACATATTTTTGCGTATGACACAATGTATGACAATCAAAAATGCCACAATCATCAAATGTGTAAAATATCCCGACACTAAAACAAGGGGAAAATAGGCGAAATGAATAATATCAATAATATAGGATTGTAAAGAAAGCTTACAGACAAATCGGCATATTAAAAAATATCGCCCGGCAGTATTAAAAATAATGTTGCAAAATACCATATGTTGTGGTTATAAATAATGCCAATACAATATATTGTGGTTTCAAAGGTTGTAAAGTAAGTTTACAAACGAGGGCAGAGATGCCAGGCTATCTAAAATATGGTAAACGCAATAAAAAAAGAAAACATAGCGATATTACTGTATATAATGCCAATAACACCATTAAAACCATAATAACAATAAAAACATGCCACAGAAAAACACGCCCTAAAAAATATCAAAGCGATCGCCAAACAGAACGATACGAGGAATGGCGATCTACTATATTAAAACGTGATAATAATCAGTGTGTTATATGTAAATCTACCTATCGGCCGCAGGTACACCACATTATCAGATGGGTAGATAGTGAGTCATTACGCTATGACCTCAAAAACGGTGTCGTGATCTGCCTGTCGTGTCATAACGCCTATCATGGACCGCACAAAACACCGTTCCCCTGTCGCATTACTCAAATTTTAATAAAATATATCGGGAGATTATATGGTTAAAATAACGAGATTGCCAGCCGTAACGGCAAATAATCGGGACCGAGTCAATCACTGGGCCTCTCAAAAATATCCAACCAGACTAACCAAACCCATACAGCCAGAGCAACCAGTGCCAATATCGCCGCAAACCTGCAATAACTGCCCCACGCGCAACAATCAAAAACAGTGTCTATCCTGCCAGCATTACAAACAATGGGACAAAATCAACAAATTACAACCATTGCCATACGAGCACGTACCCCAAGCAATTTTGGAAAATATATCGGACATGCTGCCAAACGGAGGTAAAATAATAGAGGGCCTGCGCGCCATGCCACTCAGTAAATCGGTACCCCTATTAATGCAATTTGTCCTCCATGCTACAGCCATCGACATAGCCAAATATCATAATATATCACACCAAGCGGTTGCAAAAAAAAATAAATTATCTGTAACAATGTTACGCAATTATATGGCAAATCACCCCTAACTGGTTGCATGCTCCTGCACATATAATAATATAAGGGCGCGATTACATGAGCGCCTACATTAGCCCCTCTGGGGCCGAGGGGGGAAAGGAAAAATAATATAACATGCCAACACCAAAACAACTTGCAATCGCAACCGCAGCCCTAATCGAGGGCAAATCACAAAATGAGGCAGCAAAAATGATTGGTATGTCCCGCCAAGGCATGATGGCGCATATAGATAAGGACCAGATACAGCAGATAATACAGGATAACCAGCGCAAGATCATTAACGAGGCCGTGGGCAAAGCAGTACAAAATCAAATAAATAAAATAACGCTCTCAGGACAGCTCGTTAACCAGGCTCTACAAGGGGAGGATATGCCGGCCTGTTACAAGACATATGCGGACCTCGGACACGATGCGGAAAAGCAACTGTTGACATCGGTAGGTATCCATCCCTCGCACACGCAGTCTGCACAATATCTCAGTTTGACGCAGGTTAATTTGGAGATCAGCCCGGAGGTAGCCAAATTGCTATCGTTTGACCGGCTCACCAATACAAGTGATGATGATGTGATAACTGTTGATAACTATGATATTTGTCCTGTTGATAAGTGATATGTAATAATAATCAGTAGTTATGCGTAAGGTAAGTTAACATAATTAGCTATTATCGGACATGGCGTAGAGGATATCAACAGACAATAATGGATATTCGGTAATGATAATAATAAGATGCAATCACATGCACACATAATAGGCAATGAGTAATGATAATGCACTACATAGAGGATGATTATAGTATGTTTTATCGCTTGTTTCAAGGTGGGGTAGGGGGGGGGGAGACCGGATTTAGAGGGGACCCATTGCTGCATTCATAGATTTCAGTTCAACACACAAGGGTTAAAGGGTTTTGATGGATATTATTCCCAGTTCATTGACAGATAACGATTTGAAGGTTTTGAATGATTTTTCTGGTTATATAGGTTTTAGGAAGAGTCAGGTTTTTGAGTGGGTATTGCGTTGTCCGTGTAAGATTATATGTTTATTTACTGGGAATCAATTTGGGAAAGGTGAGTGTTTATCATATGTTACGTTAATAGATACACCACAGGGCAGGATACCGATTGGCGAACTTTACGAAAAAAGAGAGTCGTTTGATGTTTATTCCTGGGATGGGCGCAAAAAGGTGGTGTCTAAAGCCCTCCCGCCGTTTAAAAAAGAAGGGCTTCACAAGATGTATCGGATCACTATGTCTGATGGTCAGTGGATAGAGGCTTCGGGGGGGCACCGGATTTTAATGCCTTTAGGAGATTATGCCTCTGTTGGCACCTTATACGATTCCTTTCACGGTTTTCCACGGAAGAGAGTTTACGGGAATTGTTATAGGCCTGTATCCTCTTTAGTGCATAAGGTGACCAATGGGGGATTTTCCCAGTTAGTTCATGTTTTAAGTGGTCGGAGTTGGTTTGAAAGACTATCAAGTTTTCTATACTATTGTCTTGGCTGTTTCCGTTTATGTGGTGGACGACTTCTGTCGGCAATAAATACCGGCGCATCTTTTGTTCCATTACTAAACGATGTTCTGCGACACGACCTTGTTGTGTCGCGTAAGGATGATCTGGATTGTAAATATACCAGTATCCAGAAATTAAAACACGCCCTCCTTTCCACCCTGTATGCTTATTGCCGGAACGTGGGCCAGTTCTTTGAGTCCTTAAACCAAGCCTTTTGCACCAATTTTCAACCGTTGTTGTGTGGACACCAAGAATTGCAGCAGCATTTTTTTGAGTTAAACCGTCCACTTCAATCATCGTCTTTAAACGGTAATCCTGTTCTTTCGTCATTACCTTTGGCATATGATCCTCCTGTGTGTTTTAATGGTAACCACATTATTAGCATAGAATCGATTGCCAGTCAAGAGGTTTACGACTTTGAAGTAGAAAAATATCACAATTATTTAGCTGGGGATATGGTTCACCACAATACGGTAATAATGGATTATTATTATCGTTTACTGGGTAAGCATCCTATAGCGCGCAAGAATATAGGCAGGTTGGATAAGATAAGGACGTTTCGGTTAGCGTCGGAGACATTGCCGGGTGATTCGGAGAATGAGGAGGTAAAGAACACATTATATCCGGTATTGAAGCGTCGTTTTAATCCCTCGTGGATAGTTAAGGATGTTACTGCTCGGAAGTCGGTAGTAGTTGTTCAGCCGCGGTGTGGAGGGAAGCCGGTTAATTTTGAGTTTGTATCGTATGGTCAGAGTGTCCAGAGTACGGCGGGTCATCAGCGGCGAGGGTTGATTATAGATGAGGAATGCTCGCGCGATTTCTTTGGTGAGCAGGTTCCGCGTTTATTGGCTGGCGATGGGGATGTGTTGGTAGCGTTTACGCCTGTACCTGGCGAGATAGGTTGGATGTTTGACGATTTGTATGAGAGGGCACGTTACAGGTATCGGACCAAGGCTGTACGTGATCGGATAAAGTTGAGGACGGGCGAGGATTTGCCGGAGGTTGAAGAGACGGAATCTACGGAAGACATAGCGGTGATAATGGCGGCGACGGACGACAATCCGATATATGTTGATTTGGCTAAGGAGAAATCAGAGCGGGACGGCAGGGTAATAACGGCGGAGGAGTACATTGGCGACATGTTTTCGATGTACGCCGATGAGGATGTCATTGATGCTCGCCGGTATGGGATTTTCCGGCAGTTGTCGGGCAAGATATTCAAGCAGTTCAATTCGAAGGTTCACGTTATTTCTGGAGGGAAATATTTTCCTGATGGCATGCCTTATGAGTGGAAGCATTTTAGGGGGATTGACTGGCATGAGACGACACCGTGGGCTATTGGATGGGTAGCGGTATCGCCGGAGGACGAGATATTTGTTTACAATGAGTTTAATCCGTCTCCTGAGAAGTTGATAACGTTGGAGATAGCGCGAGTTATAGCTTCACGGAGTGGCGATTATCGGTTTGCGTTGAATTTGATTGATCCGTTGTCTTCGAAGATACAGCCGAACACTGGTCTTAGTTCGTTGGAAGATTTGAATAGGATTATGGCGCAATATCGGAAAGAGGGTTTAGGCACGGGTGGCCACTGGGCTGTGTGGGACACAAAGAGTCAGAAGGGGCGTGACGAGATAAGGAAGCGTTTAGCCAATGCGGCAAAGGTGGGAGTTCCGTTTAATAATTTTGTCAAAGAGCAAGGGGTAAGTAAGCGATTGCCGACGATTTGGTTTTTGGATAACTGCACGCAGACGATATTGAGTATGAAGAATTGGCGGCGTGGGGAATGGGCAAACCGGAGTAATTTACAGGAAAAAGAGGAGAAGGAAACGCCGCAGCAGAGATGGAGCCATTTTTGTACGATGCTTGAAGGGTTGATGAAAAGGCCAGAGGTATTTCAGGCGCGGTTTGCAAGTGGTGGTGGCGGTCCAGTGCGTCCGAAGCATTACTTTAAAGCAACATGATGAGGGAATAGATGCCATTATATACATATCATTGCAAAGAATGCGTCAAGATATATGAGTTATTGATAAAGTTGGAAGATTACGACGAGATTGTGGTTTGTCCTGAGTGTGGGAAGGTAATGGATAAGCTTATAACTCCGGTTATGTTTAAGATATAAACGACAGATATATGGGGGGGGGTATGGCCCTGAATCGTAATTATGAGTGAACCAACGGCAAAGAGTGAAGAGAGATTGACTGAGTTTTTCCAGCAGACGGGTTTGATTACCGATAAATTCTTTGGTGAGTTGCGGATAAAGTATAATGATGGACGCATTGTCCATATAGTGCGCGAACAGAGCCTTAAATTTAAGGAATAAGAATGTACGATGACAGCATAGAAGGCCATATTACAGACCTCGTTTATCGGGAATATGAAACAGCGGCAAGAAATCAATCGTCAGATAACGCTGATTTTGAGGCTGTTATTGACCTTCTGGAAAACAAACGCAACGAGAAGGAATATGACTGGATGAGCAATGTATCTGTGCCGGAATATGCGGCAATGGTGCTGACGGAATCCTCTCAATGGGCTTCTCAAGATTTCGGCTCACGTGAATTTGTTGATATTTACCTTGAAGGGGATGGAGAGTATGACGGTGAAAAATGCTTGGCTGCAAAGAGGCTTATCAACAAGACATTGAACCGCAGAAAGTTGTACTATTACCATAAATACATCCGGGCAAGAACGATCAATTCTACTGCGGGTGTAGTTTATGCTGCCTGTATGTGGGAGCAGAAGTTAAGACAGGAGCACCTCGGATATGAAGATATTGATACGGGCGCATTTGATGAATACGGGGCACCGGTAATTGAGAGGAAGCCTGTTTATAGGCCAGTTCCTTTAATTGATCACTTCAATTTTGAAGTGTTAGACCCGCGCAATGTGTTTACAGACAACACTTATTGCTATTCTGTTCAGGAAAAACCGTGGATTACCCTTAGATCGGAAAAGACTTATGAAGGTTTGAAGGAGGATGAGAAGTCGCATGGTTATTTCAACCTCAAAAAGATCAAGGAACTGAAAGAAAACGGTTATCTTGCCGAAACGGAAACGTCTAAGGAATCTTATAACAAGGAGACGCAAGCACAGAAGGTTACCCATCCGGTAACCAAGCCTTTTGATGTGCTGGAACGATACGGCAAGATTTGGGCAATAGTCATTACAAGGGACGAGGACGGAAACCCCGTTAAAATTAAGCCTGGCTTTGCTCAGGATGGCTCTATTCAGGACAACGCAGAACTTATTGAGGCTATCACTACCGTTGTTTATCACGGGTCCACAAAGGTCCTAATCCGTTTTCAGGCGACACCGTTTATTGACGCTGCAGGGGACCCATACAAACCGATTATTAGAGGTATTTGCTATATTCACCCTACCAAAGATGTTGGGATGTCGGACGGTAAATATGCAAGAGAATTGCAAATTGGCGTTAATGATACAATAAATATGTCCAACGACCGCGTAAAACTGGCTACTATGCCAGTGTTCAAGGGTAAGAAATACGTCACTGAGGATAACGACCAGATTTACATTGAGCCGGAACACGTTATCCCTCTCGAAGACCCGACCAACGACCTTCAAGAATTGCAGATCAGGGATAACATTCAAGGCGCATTAGCGCAAACAAGTTTGTTTATCAACGGCATGCAAAAAGTCATGGCAGTATATACCACGACAATGGGTAACACTCCCGATATGGCTTCTACTACGGCAACGGCAGTAGCCGGCGCTGATGCAAGAACTAACATGAGGGCAAATTACAAGGCGCTAACCTTTGAGTATTCCTTCCTGTGTGATTTGTATTGGATGATTTTGCAAATGTCTTACCGTTTTATGCATCCAGACACGGCTGTAAAGCTGTTAGGGATGGATGCGGTAGAAATATTCGATCCGAACGCGGATTACGTTTACCAGCCCGTATCGTCAAATATAGAGGTTGAATATTCGAAGACCAGGAAAATGGGAATAATAGATCAGGTATTAGGGCGATTAGCGAATATCCCGAACCCCAAAACACCTGTTTTGATAAACAAACTGATGGTTAAATTCTTTGACTTGTTGGGCGCTGATTATCAGGACTTCAAGGATGCCTTGCTTGATGAAGGCCCGGCCGGTCAACAGGCTGCCATGCGGCAGGGTAACACCGGAACCCCTGAAGGCGGCGGAGGTATGCCATTAGGGATGACAAGCAATCAAAACGGGGTCCCAGTATCAGGGCAGGAAGCCATGACGAGGATGCAATAAATGGAAGTATCACAAGATCAGGTAATCAATTTTCTTAGAGAGAAGGGTAAACGTGGGGCGCAAACGTTATCCGTACTTGGCAAGTATGCGCCTTTCATGGAGGCCATTTACTCGCCGTTAGGTAAAGAATTAATACGAGACCTGAACACAAAACATGAGGAACTATTAGAGAAGATTTCAGACTTGAACGCCACTGAATCAGACCGCGCCGAATACAAGGCCGTAAAGGATATGATTTTCAGATGGTGTGACAAGATAAATCGCTACGAGATGGAACTAAATAAAATCAAAGGAGAATAATTTTATGGCAGAAGGTGAGAACACTACGCCCGCAGCAGAAACGACCGTTACCGAGAATGTAACCGATGCCGATCTGAGTGCCGCGTGGGAAAACGACCAGGTAGCCAAAGAGGAAACAAGCGAAGAAACAGTAATGGGAGAAGAAGGGCAAGAGGAACACTCTGAATCATTGGAACAGGAAGAAGATGGGGAATCATTCGAGGAACCCGCCGACAATCGTGAACGATCTCGGCTTGGTAGAAGGATGAAAACCATTGAGGCCAATTTGCAAACCATTTTGGAAAAAATGGAGGCCACAACTAAACCCAATGACCAACAGCAGCAGGCGCCTTATATTCCGACACAGCAAGTAGGCCGCGACGCGTTTATTGACCAGCAACTTAATAACGCTATTTCACAGGGGTTGTTGCCTGAGATAATCACCACTGCAGCCGATGTTCGGAAGATTAAGGCGTATGAGGATGTTTTAGGTGCTCAATATGATGAGGCGTTGGCTGTCCAGTACACTAAGGGTTATTTAGGCGAAACGCAACGTTTAAAAACAAACGGTAAAGTATCCGATGATCTACATGCTGAGATAATGCAAGAACTCCGTTCGGAAACTTCGCCATATAACGCGAGGCATACCGGGAACCCAGCTATAGACGCACGTATAAACTATGCAGAAGCGAAAGCCGCATTGCTTACCAAGAAAGTAGCCGCGCCCAAAACTGTATTCAAAGGTAAAGCAGACCTTGCAACAGGGATAACAACATCAACACGCATGGACAACACGAAAGATGAAATGCCGGAACTCGACGCAAAGGCTTTAGAGTTTGTGAAATATACCGGCATGAAACCTGAAACCGTAAAGGCTACATTAAAAGGCGATATGCCATTCCATTTAAGAGGTACAGGTGGAGCAAGGTAGATATACCAGATATTCTAAGTCAAAGCTTCCTAAACGGAAGAGGACGATTCGCGTTCCTGGTAGTTTTGAGGAACGCAACAAATATGTCCGATGTTGGAATTGCGGGTATATCGTTAATACCGAACGCGATTTAGGATCGTCAGATCGTGACGGGAATTACAGCGAAGATTTCCCTGTATACGGTGTCGCTGTTGCCAACTCTGGAAACAGCCCCTTGTTAGGTTTGGATACGCTTAACAACATAGGCATTATTCTCCAAAACGGAGCGGACGCCACGGCGGATACTGACTATTATACGCCGAGAATGCCAAAGGTGTCTCACGGTTGTCCTTTTTGTGGGGTAACAAATTTATAAGTAGTTAACATATAACGCTATTCAACAAGTGAAGGCGAATTGAAGCAGAAATGCTTTGGTTCGCCTTTTTTCGTTTAAGGAGGATTTAACATGGGAATTACAGTAGTTGAAAATCCTGTCCGTACTATCTGGATGCCGGTTGATTACAACAATACTACGGCAGCTACGGTGTACGAGGGCAGCATTGTTGTAGCGGGTTATTCCGCTTCTTGTGAAGGGGTAAAGGTATGGAATATTGCCGGTACTGCCGACACGACCGCAGATCAGGTTCCATTCGGTGTTGTCGTAGGCACTAATGATGCCGAACCAACCTATAATTCCACCTATAAGGGTTCTTACATTGCCGGCGTTTCTACTCAGGCGGCACAGCTTGCCAGGAACTATCGGGGCGTAGAGGGTATGCACGGCAAGGGCGATCCTCTGCCGATGGTGAAGGTTGCCGTTATTGGGCCTAATACTGTCCTGAAAGCTCCAATTTTTACGACCACATACGGCACTGGCTGTACAGTTTCCACCGTTACTACTGGTTCAACGACTGGTTTAGGCTATACCGGTAGCACGGTGGGCTTCACTCCTGTTGCCTATAACGCCACTCACTATTGCCGGTCAGGTGCCAACAAAGGCATTTACCGTGTCAGTTACGACACATCAGCAACAGTCCATACGTTCTATCAGGCTTTTCCCTATGACATTGCAATCGGTGACACTTTCGTAGCTGCAAACGTGTCCTTGGGTACTTGTTACGCAATGTTCGACACCACTTCCTGTGCGTTCCTCAATAACGCTGCGGCTGTGACTACGACTAACTACGCGTGGATAGATGTTTTGGAACTCAACCTTGAAAAAGCAAACGAGGAATACGCGATTTTCAAGATTAACCCGGTTCAGTTTGCGGGCGTAAGGGCCTAAGGGGGGTGATATAAATGGGAAATCCGATAATTAGTGAAAATTTCATAAGATTGCTTGACACTCGTTTGAGGGAGGTATCTGAAAAAGAGTGGAACGAACTTCCGAGCATGATTCCACAGATATTTCGTAGTCTTCCTTCTGATTCTGCATGGGAAGAGTTCTTTAGCGTGGGTGCGGTTGGTAACTTCTCAGCGTTCAGTGGAAAGTTACAGTACGGTTCTATCTCTCCTGGTTATCTTAACAGGATTGAACCGAAGGAATATGCACAGGGTCTTGTCTTCGAACGCAAGTTTCTTGACGATAAGAAGTATGCCGTCATGGAGGACGCTGCTGGTGCATTAGGCGAAGCGGCACAGCGCACAAGAGAAACCTTTGGCGCAGAAATGTTTGCCTATGCGTTCAGTTCTGCTTTGACCTTCCAGTATTCGGAAGAGGGTGTTGCCCTTTGTTCTGATAGCCACACAACCAAATCCGGTGCTTCTACATCAAGCGGGTTTGACAACGCTGGGTCTGATGCTTTAAGTGCCACTTCTGTAGCAGCGGCAAGGCTCGCCATGCGGCGCTTCAAAGGCGATATCGGTCAAAGAATTGTTGTTGAGCCGGATACTTTGATTGTCCCCGATAACCTCTACGACACCGCCTTGGAGATTGTAGGGACTGATAAGGGGCTGTATTCTGGTGAAGGCACAAAGAATGTACAGCAGGGACGATTCAAGGTTGTTCCTTATCTTCGCCTTGACGATTACGACACGAACAACTGGTTTCTGGTCGATTCCAAGATGATGAAGAAAGACCTTCTTTGGATTGACCGTATCCCGTTTGAGACCAAGACCACGGTAGACTTTGAAACCTTTGCGGTGAAGTTCAGCGGTTACTTCCGGTGTGGTTGCGGTTTTAAGGGGTGGCGATGGATTTATGGTTCAGCGGTTTCATAGTCAACACTTGCCCCATTGACAAATGTAACCCCCAGAAAATCAAATTCTTCTCTGTAAATCATGCCATGCTAAAACTCATGGTTTGGGGAAAAAGATTGGAAGGCACGTGTAGTTAACATACTTACATAACCGCTACTTAACGAGTAAGGGCGAATTGAGATCATAACGGTCTTGGTTCGCCTTTTTTTATTTACGGTGTGCGTTCCTGATGAGGGGGCGCACACTATAACCGTGTAAGCAAGGGTTAGATTCCCTTGGGTACTGCATGAGACAGGGCGGTACTACTGATAAAAGGAGATAAACAATGGGTCTTACAAATTTCCCTCATGGGATTGCAAGTTATGGTTTTCCGGTATTGCCTGGACAGGCAAGCGGCCCTTACACCGGCAATACATACTGGGTTGATAGTGGCGCGACAAACGCTTCTGACGGGAACCCTGGTACATTTGATCAGCCATTTAAAACCATTGACGGAGCGGTTGGGAAGTGTACGGCAAACAATGGAGATAAAATTTGGGTTAAGGAAGGCCATGTTGAAACTGTCATTGCGGCTGGTGGGCTTGACCTTGATGTTGCAGGAATTGAAATTGAGTTTTTAGGTAAAGGCAACAATCGTGGTTACATCACTTACACTACGGCGGTTGGTGCTGACTTAGACGTTGATGCGGCTGATATTACGCTGATTAATCCTCGTTTTGTGGCAGGCATTGATGCGTTGACCGGTCCTATTGATGTTAATGCCGCTCGTTTCAAGATGTACGGGGCTACATGGCAGGATGGCACCTCTATTAATACCACCGACTGCTTGGTAGCTGATGCGAATGCCGATGACATGGAAATAGACGGCTTTGAGTTTATAGACGGCGATGCGGCAGGCACACAGAAGCAATCTTTTATTCAGGTTGCAGGCGCAACAAGGCCAATTCTGAAAAACATCAAATGTACCGGCGATTTTGGAACGGGCATCATTGAAAATGGCACAGCTTGGGTGGATGCCTATCTTGAAAATCTAAGCCTCGACAATGCAAGCGCATCTCCTACTGTCTGTGTTCTGCTTCAAGCTACCTCTTCCGGACAGGCTAAAAACTGTAATTTCAGAGTAGCAAGCGCTACAACTTACGTTACGGCTAACAATGATATGCAGTGGTTTGAGTGTTACGGCACTGGAACGGACGCCACGGCGGGTGAACTCATAGGGACAAGTTTAGCCACGGATATAGAGGCAAAGCTTGATGTGATCGATGGGTATTTCGATGTTCCTACCGCCGATGCTACGACAAATACCACGATGCGGGATGTTGTCGGAATCAAGACTGATGCTGCGGTTTATACAGTTGGGACAACTAAAACCTTAGTTGCCTATCTCAAGGGTGTTTTAGCTGCTGTTACTGCTGGGACGCAATCGCTGCAGGAGAGGGTAGCGGTATCTGCTACAGCCGTGATGGTGAACGGTGACACGATATTCACGGTAGCCGGTGGCCCAATTGAGATCGTTGGGCTTTGGTCAGAGTGCGTTACCGCAAATGATGGTACTGCATCAACACTTCAATATTCCGTCACACACGCAACACTTGGGGCTGTGACTATTTCCGGCGCAAGTGGGTCTCTCGCATCGGTAGGTGCCGGCTCTCATGTGACGTTACAGACTACGGCATTAAACACGGCTGCACTGCTTGCCACAGAGGGAGCAACGATTCACGCCACGGGGCCAAGCAAGATCCTGATGCAACCGGGGACAATTACAATAGTTATCGGCACTGGTTCGACAACGGGAACATGGAAACATTATCTTAGATACAAACCGATGGCAGTTGGCGTGACAGTTACTTAACCCTTTAAGCCCGCTGGTGTGGCGGGTAATCCGCACCTTAATTAAAACAAAGGAGAATTTATGGAACAAGTTCAAACTAATCCGACCGAACTGGATTTAGGACACAAATATCAGATATTTAGTTCACTTGATTTAAACGACAAGGGTAAAGTCCATTCTACTTATCCGAGTTGGTACTTTTCCCACATGACGGAAAACCTCAAGGAAGAAGTTAACCGGATGGAGTACCAGCTTGATAACGACCTTTTGCCACGGTCAGAGGTTGCTATTACTAAAGATAGGTTGGCAAATAAGAGAAAACAGTTAAAGGAATTGGAGAATTCCATACCTAATATTATTGGTAAGGATAAGGATAAAGTAAACAAAGTACGGGAAGAATTTGGAGATGCCATATCAGAAGCCATGTTTAGCCGCGACCAGATGCGTAAGGGATTGGCTGATGCAGCGCAAGAACTGAAGCGCAAGACCGAACCTTGTATCCGGATGTCCCCCGAAATGCGTAAATTTGCCGAAGCGTGCAATGTGAAGATTTCCACAAAGAACATGGTAACACGCGATGGCGCTGCAAAGGTGTGGAAAATCGCATCTAAATTACTGGGTGAAAGCTCAAATACAGAGGCACTCCGCAGAGATTAAGGAGAACATCTTAAATGGATGGCAAAACATTGACGGAAGGTTTAGCGCAAATCCTGTTAGAAGATAGTTCTACATCGTCATTCCTGGATTCCAAGACTTCTTATGATGCCATTTATCAGGCGGCGGTAGAGTTCTGCCGACGCACGATGATGATTAAAACTTCACAATCCGTAACGACGATAGCCGACCAAGCAGCATACGATCTTAATGCCGATTTCCTTAACCTGTACCTTAAAAATGATAAGAATCAGCTTATTATAAAGATATATGATGGGTCTGCCTACAATTGGATTACGTGCAGGGATTATGACGGCATTTACCTTGCAAATTCTACTACGTCAGTGGCTTTGCCGTATAATTTCACAATCAGGACAAAAGAAACGCCTTACACGTCTTTAACAGGTACGGCTACATCAGCAGGTGCACTAAGTAATGGCGAGGCTGTTTTAAATGATTCATCCGCTCCGTTTGGAGATGTGAAGGCTGGAGACTATGTACACAATACAACGGACGGAGCGCATGGCATTGTAATTTCTGTTACCTCATCGTCTGCATTAGTAACGGCTATGTTCGGAGGCACAGAAAACGATTGGGATTCTTCCGATGCCTATGTGGTTATCTCCCAAGGAAGAAAACAGGTCCATCTTGATCCGCCGCCGGCTACAGCGGGTTATACCGTTTATGTGCCTTATGTTCAAAAACCAGACCCCATTTATTCTTTATACCGCGCTTACCCCATAGACCGTCAATACCAGATGTGCATCCTAATGGGTGCGGCCTGGTTTTATAAAATCAGGGATTCACAGCCTGATTATGGAAGTAGATATTATCAATATTTTGATTCTGAATGCCGCAAAGCTGCCAAGACGGAAAACTTTAATCAAGGCCGTCCAACCATCAGAGTCAACATGATGAAACGCAGTTTAGGAAGCCGGAGTTATATTTAATGGCTGATGTGAAGATACGCCACAAAACAATATTATTTGCTGGCAAATTGTCAACAGATGATCCTGCTATGATAGGCGATAATTACCAAACGTTAACTAATCTTCGATATGCGGACACACATATAAGGGCTGTGCAGGGCATGACGAAGATCAATACTACAGCTTTGTCTACTTATCTGAAGACAAGAAACGCCTTTCATTTTCGTAAATCGCAGCCCTCGGAAAGTCATATTCTGACTCAAGTATATAACACTGGGTTAACAGCATCACAGGTATTGCAAAATACCACGGCCATTCCTACTGCTGGCGATTATTCTGCAACGGCACTATGGACTGATTCAGCAGGTGCAGGGAGAGGCCGGTTCTCTGAGGCTTCCAATGGCGATATGATTTATTGCAATGGTGTAGATGCTTGTATATGGGGCGGGTCGGAACATAGTTGTGGCGCGGTGATTCAATCAACGGCGGCATTGTCGGCAGCAAGCGACACTGCTACGAATCCCAAAGATTATACTGACCAGATGAACAATACCAAGACCGACAGCGCCAATATCATTACATGCGGCGGTTCTTACCTGACGTTTCTTCTCGGTTCTGTAAGACCGATACAAGGCGCAACGGTATATGTTTCATCGGCAAATACATCTGCCAACACTCTAACCGTTAAAGAATCTACAGACGGAGATTGGAACGCTTTAACAGTAACTTCTGACGGAACAAGGGTAAGTGGAAAGACGTTTGCGCAGACAGGGACTATTACATGGGATTCCACCGTATCCACTACCAAGTTGAAATACTTGGAAGGTTATTATCTCTATTGGTATCAGTTCACGATAAGCGCAGGATCGGCTGGCATATACTGCATTACTATTGATATGCCGTTCCAACCTATCATTGCTCTATGGGATGGTGTTTACCGCAATGTTTCTCAGTTTTATCTTTATACCGGAGCGCAAGCAGATTACACCACAAATGTTCTTTATGAGGATCACGAGACATCTACTGCCTCTACCTATGTAAGCCTTGCTTCACTGGTGGCGACTACTCAATACATGGAGATTGGTTTTGCCGAGAAACAGACCGGTTTATATTTTGTGCTCCCCACGGGCAATGTTAACAGCCACGGTGCAGCAGTAGCCGCTCAGGGCACAATTACAATGGGGGGCGTAGCAATAGCTAACGAAACCTTTGTTATTGATACGCAAACCTTTACTTGGAAAGCAGCAAGGGCAGGGGCAGGAGAGGTTACAATTGGGGGCAGTGCGTCTGATGCCGTAACTAATATTGTAACGGCGGTCACTGCCGACCTGGCTACTGTAACCGCTGTTGATGGGACCGACGATACTGTAGTTATAACGGCAGTCACGGCGGGTGCTGCTGGTAATCTTATCGTATTTACAGAAAGCTCCACCAACATGGGAGTTGATGGTACCGGGACGTTGGGAGGAACTACAGTAGGGTCTAATGCAGAGGTTGTCGCATCTATAGATTACTGGAATGGGTCAGCCTATGCCTCAGTAGGCACGGTTATGGACGGAACGGCCACAGCAGGCGTTTCATTTGCAAAATCCGGTGTCACGTCATGGAATAATACATCATTGGCAAGTGAACAAAAAAAACAATATGCAAATTCAGTACCATTATATTACTATAGAGTAAAATTCGATCAGGATTTAGCGGCAAGTGTAAGGCTGGATTACGTATCTGGAATGCCGGCACCAGAAACAATAAGCCATTATAAATTCCCTGTCTTTGCACAAGGGCGCGTGCTACTGTGCTGTGATATGGCAGGTAAGAAAAACATGGCAATTGTATCCGCACAATACATGCCGCAAGTATATAACAGTTCTGATTCAGTAGACCTGTATTTTGGCGAGGAGGGGGAGCTTACTTGCGGTACTGAATTGTTTAGCCAGTTTGGGTCTTCCATGTACTCCTTAATTCTGATGTTCAAGGATACTGAGACATGGATTATAGCAGGGACAGATATAGCAGCTTGGGCTGGAAACACATTCTTATTGTCGGCATTTATCGGGTGCCCCGCTCCGTTGTCTCTGAAAACGATCAATCTTTCAACGGAACCTGGAGCCGGTTTGAACCGCTGTCTTGCCATATGGCAGGGAACGAACGGCATCTATATGTCTGACGGACGCGCACCTATCCCTATTCACTATGATATTGCCGCTTATTTTGATCCTACGGATTCACGATGTATCAAGGCGTCAATGATTGGGGATTCAGTAGGGTTTATTGATCCGGTAAATAACGAATACCATCTTTTGGTGGCTTCCGGTTCGTCTGCTACATCTTTAAATACTGAATTGGTCTATGATATCCACCGTAATAAGTGGTTTGTCATTGATCGTACCGTTGACCTGCAATGTGGAGTCCTGGTTCGCGATACGGACGGGAACCCTTACTGTTATGGATTCCTCGACACCGGTTATATGGAACGCCTTGAATACGGTACGGACTTTGATGGGAATGACATTATACACACTGTGCAAACAGGAGATACGCCGCTGACCGATCTTGCTTATGAAACAAGGCTGAAATCCGTAAAGTTGCTTACTAAAGCAAAAACTACCACGGCAAACAGTATTTCATGCACCCATTATGCTGACACTTGCACAACGGGCGCAACAGCAAAAGCTATGTCTCCTTTGAAGAGTGGGTATCGTGTGGCAATGCCAGCTTTTACACATAGACTTAACGCATTACTACATTCCCTTAAATTTACCATAACAACGAATGATGAAACGATAGGGTTTGAACCGCTGGCTATTGTTTTGACGTATGAAATAGTGAGGGAGGATTAAAGATGACTGTTAAATTTGGACAGCGTAAGGCATTGGGGCGTCAATATGCTATTGATCCTGCTTACCAACTGGCATCAGAAGAACTGGCCTTGAAGTATGATAAGAATGATCAACTTGCTCAACTTGCTATATCAAGGGCATCTTTGGACGAGACTATCAGGAAAAACACTTTAGCTAACGAGCGGGCAGGGGAACAAATCTCAGCTAATAGGCAGGCAGGCATTACTGGTACTATTGGTAATGTAGCGATGGGCGGGCCTATGCTTTACATGACGGGAAAGAACGCTGGATGGTGGGGCACGAAAGCAGCACCACTGACGACGACTACTACGCCGGCGGTGGCGCCATCTTTAGGGACGGGAGCTTCCTTAACTCCTGGTGCTCCTGCTAACGGGCTTGCACTTTCTGGCGGCACGACAACCGCAAACCCGGCCTTTGCTTCTGGTTTGGCCGAAACAGGCGGTGGCACAGCCGCAGCTATGGAGGGGACAACATTAGTAAACCCTGCTTTGATAGATAGCGGCACAGGATTAGCAACAGCAGAGGCCACAACCGCGACCACGGCTGTAGCTACGCCCACCACGGCTGTAGGCACGTCAGAGGCAGGCGTTTCTTCTGGAATGTTAGGAACGGCGGCTACGTATGCCCCAGCCGTTGGAGCTGGTGCCGTTGGTGGAGCAATCGGTAGTAGCTTGGGGGAAAAAATCGGGGATAGTATTGGGGTTGGTGGGCAACGCGAGAGGAGAGTAGTCGGTGGCGCAGCCGGTGGCGCTGCGGCTGGAGCTGCGGTAGGGTCTATTGTCCCCGGTATTGGCACGGCGGTAGGCGCGGTCATAGGGGGCATAGTGGGGGCTATTTCTGGTGGCACATGGATTTGTACGGCAGTGGCTAACGCCATCGGCATTGATAAGGAAGATCAGACAGCGTTATTTGAACTCCGTAAGTTCAGCCTCAGAAATCACGCTGGTTGGTTGCATTGGTATCTTGACGAAGGGAAGAAGATTGTTGAGGGGATGGAGAAAGTCACGCCTCCTGAACATTGGCAAAAAATGTACGAAGCGTTGAAAAGAGATTTCGTCTTGCCTGTAACAGCACTGGTCAAAAAAGGAGAGATGGAAGAAGCTTATACATACTATCTTAATTTTTCCAGAGTTCTTTGCGCACTATATGCGCCTGATGTAGAAATCAAAGAGCATGATACGGTTATTGAAAGGGATGCTGTGCAGTGTTAGCAAATAGAAGGCAAGTTATATATTGTAGGAGGGGTTGGATATGAGCGACGTTGGCGTATGGCAGGGGTTGAATCAGACAACAGGGAATATCCTTAATACTGCCTTAAATTTTGCACAACTACAGCAACACGCGCAGCACCAGAGGGCTTTGGAGTCCGAATCTAAATCACGATTGGCATTAGAGGATAAGAGGATCGGCGTTCTAACAGATCAAGCTGACAGGGAAAAGAAAGCTTGGGAATATGCCGAAAAAGATAGGCAGCAGAAGGAAAAAGAGGATAACGCCTTTGTAGCCGTTTCGTTGGTGGCACCACACATCCATAATCTTCCTACCCTCAAAAGCACATATGTCAAAACGCTGAAAGAGGCAGGCCATGAAGTACAGGGAATGCCGGATGGTGAATTATATGTCACAAATAAAGCTGTTAACTACATTAAGCAACTTACCCAAACAAAAACGGATTTTATGAAAACGGTGGTCGATAGTGCCTTCACCGATTTGCAAAACCAAAGCATTGATATAGGTAAACAAATAACGCAATTGCAGGAATCGGGTAAGGTTGATGAAAAGACGCTTACTCCACTGTTGCAGAAGCAGATGAATGTGAAAAAACAGATTGGCAATCTTATAGGGACACAGAAAGAAGTACAGGTACAACTTGCTAAAGAACAGGCAGAAATGGCAAGGCAACTGGCGGTGGAAGGGTACAGGCAAGATCAGGAAAACAAACGGGCATCTGAAGTAAACGCAACAAGGCTAAGGGCGGCGGGAATATCGGCAGGTAAGGAAAAAATATCACAAGAGGCTTTAACTTTTAAAGAGTTCAATGCAGACCGTGCAAGGCGTGGGTTGCCAGCAACATCTTTAGATTTATATCAAAAATACAGGGCAAAGTTGAATATGGGTATGTCTACCAAAGAGATAGAAGCACGTATGAATGGCGGTGGTAGTGGTGTCGCACAATCACCGAAACCAGGCAGGGAACCATCTGGTAAAACGGATAGTTGGAAGAACTATTATTAAAAGGATGCACAGCTAATGGCTTGGGAAGATATTATATCTGATCCTGATTTTCAGCAACAAACAGCACAAGTAAGGGCGCAAGTGGCTGTTAATTACTTCAGGAAAAATATTGCTTCAGACTATGAGTTTCAAACACAGCCGGACGATGTGAAGCGGAAAGTAAAAACAAACTTTTTTGCTACGTTACAGCAAAAAGCACCGTTTGAGGCGGCACACCAGAATCTATATGCTCTCGGTAAAACAATTGAGGGAGTACCTCGCGTCTTGGCTGCAGGAGCTTCATTAGGTCTTACTGAAAAGGTAAGAGAAGGTGCGGATAAACTCAGGCAAGCGGTAACAGGTGCCCCGTCTGATGAAGATGATAAGTATGAAAATATACCTTCTTTTTCAAGAGGCGTGGGCGAATTTGTTGGTGCAGCGGTACCTATTAGCGCAGGTTTTAAACTTGTCAAACCAATAGCAGCGAAGGCGGCCAAAACACTTTTAAAAGGCTCAAGATTAGCCGAACCATTAGCGGCGGTAGGCTCCGGCGCGGTACTTGGTGCCGCTTATACCACAGCGGAAAAAGGCATACAAGGAGAAATCCCGACAGCAAAAGAACTTGGCATATCTGCTGTTTCATGGGCTGGATTAGAAACAATAGGGTTAGGTGTCCAGTTTTCAAGTGCAATCCGTTCGCTGTCAAGAACAATGGGCGTTACTCCGAAAGTAGCATATGGCATTATTACAAAAGAGGCAAAACTACATGGAATGCCGGATTTGGAATATGCCGTTAATAAAAATAAAGTGCAAAAAGCCTTGCAGATCATGGAGATGAAAAGCAAGACTCCACAAGCTGAACAATGGGCGCAGAATGCGCTTAGCCAGGCCAATGAAACGGCGCAGGAGTGGATACAGAAGGTTGAATCACTGGCTGGCAAGGAAGGCCCACGGGGGACATATGCGGATTTAGTTAATGACATGGCGAGCCGTGAATCATTCGGCAAGAATCCTCTACCGACTCAGGAATACGCCGATGCTAATCGTGAGTTCTCTAATAGGGTTATTGAATTGGCTGGAAGACAAGGAAAGGCTGGGACATATGCGGATTTAATTAAGGAGAAATCACTTGAATCTACAAAGGCAGGGTTAAAACAAGCCAGCGAAGATTCTCGCATAGGCATGTTTGGGAAACCATACGCGGGAACACAGGAAATTAAACCTATCGAAGTAAACCCGGACGTATATATTGATCCCGAAGAGTTAACGAGGAGTGCATTAAGCGCGGAGATTCAACGTATTATTGATACCCCTTCTTTTCTGAGAACAGCAGAGGATAAAATTGCAATAAGGAAGTTTATGAAGGAGGGGAAAGCAACAAATTTACCGCAAACGGAACCACTACCTTCCGTTGGAGATATGAAGGAACCGAACCTGATAAAGCCGGGAACGTCTTACATCGACAAGGGCGATAAGTTTATTATTAAGGGCGAGGAATTCACAGCCACAAAGATAGACGGCGATGGATATGTTACGTTGAAGGATGGCGTTACTCATAAGATTTCACCAGATGATACGGTTAGTTTTGATGCTATTAATAAACAGACCGTAGAACCACAAGAATCAACTGAATTTAAACCTTTCTCCGAAGAGTCAGGAACGCTTGAAGGATTCAGCGAGACAGAAAACTTTAATCTTGCTAACCCCAACATTCCCAAAAACATGGGAGACTGGAAACCGGCAAGGGAAAAGGCCAAGAACGTAGAGATTCCGGGGACGGAACGCACTGTCTCTGATTTTATTACTGATGTAAAAACCGTAATAGGAGACAAAGAACGCGGTTCTATTTCCGGCAAGAAATTAACTGATGATCAAATAGCCGCCATAGAACGTATTTCAGCAGATGCAAAGGCAGTAGGCAAGGATATTGCTACCTACATGAAAGAACACGGGGCAACGCCTGAAGTTATCGCACGCACCATAAATAGACATGAGCAATATGTTGCCGACGGTCAGATTGAGAGATCATCGGCCTTAAAAAGTATTGAAAAAACCAGCAAAAATATTCCTTTACCCGATGGTGTGGTTACAATAATAAATAATCCTAAGCAGATGAAAATTATTGAACGCATATGGGGAAATCCTTATTGGATAGGGAAAAGATGGAATCATGTAGCAAGAGCTGTCGAACGCGAGCAGATAAGGGAATCGGCAAGGCTTTCCCAATACAGGCAAGATATTGAGCAAGTCTCTCGTTTTATGAAACTAAAAGGGAAAGACTTAAACGACATTCGGAAGGCCATATGGGATATTAACGGTAAAAAAGTAACAAAAACAACAGCTTTCAACAAGGACTTTACAGTTAACCCAAGGCACTACGAAGAACTGCATGCCTATTTGAACAACCATTACAATAATAGCGTGGCAGATGTTCTTACGGATATTCGTAAATCTCTTGACCAGAATTTACTGATAATAAAGGAAAATCTAAGGCAAGCAGAGAATGTGCCACCGGAAACGATACAGGACTTTCTTAGTTGGGTAAATGCCAAACCTAATTATTTCCCCAAAATGCGATATGGCAACATTGCCATAAGAGGATTATCTACACAAGGAGCGGAAGAATCACTTTACAGACAACACATTAACGCTTTTAATGTAAATAGCGGAACAGTAAAACGGGTCTTGAAAAGGGCACAACTTGCAAACCCTGATATTAAGGTTTGGGAAGTTACGCCAGTAAATAGATTGCCTGAGGAAGTGTTTGCATATCCAATTCCAATAGATGCTATGCAGCAGATATTTGAAGCGGCAAGCGCAAGAATAGGAGATCAGGCAGCAAAGGAAGCATTTGAAGCGGCTATGCCTAAAGCCGTGGCCGATATTATTAAAACCCGTGGTTTCGGTCAGAGAATGATGGCATCCAGAGACATCCCTGGGTATGAAATGCAAGACATTCAACGTGTATTGCATGATTATAAGTCTGGTCTTCATGGCTGGCTTACCAAGATGGATGCGGCTAAGGATTTTTCTAAAATACTTTATGATATAAAAGGTTTGAAAGACCCATCTCAATATTCCTATGCCAGCCGGTATATACGCGACGTAATGGCCAACTCTGATAATGTGGACAAGATTGTTGACGGTATCAGGGCGACTGTCTATATGAAGAATATCGTCGGTGTTGTCAAAACAGGGGCGGTAAACCTTACGCAGAATATTGTTACTGGCATCCCGCGTTTATCAATGGAAACAAACTTTGCAGGTTCTAAATATCTGAAAGGTGCGAGTTCTGATATTGCTAATGTTTTGACTGGAAAGAAATTTTTACCGGACGACGAGCAACAGTTAATTCGGGATTTATTCTTATCTGGAACGACTGATGCGAAATTAGTACGCGAGATGCAGGGACGCATTGATGGTTTCGGGATGGTGTCGGATGCGACTAACGCAACAATGGATATTTTAGGGCTTACCATGTCAGTTCCAGAACGGTTTAACCGCGTTTCATTAGGCTTGACTGCATATCGTGTAGCGAAAAGGGGGCAGATTACTAATAGCAAAACTCTTGCCCGCTATGGATTATCCAAAGGCCAGAAAGCCAATTACGAAACAGCACTCAAATTTTCCGAAGATGTGGTTAATGATGCACACTTTATGTATGGGAAAGGAAATCTACCGGAACCGTTAAGGGGTGCCCCGGCAAACAAGATAGGTAGGGCAGCATATTCTTTGCAGTCTTTTAACCATAATCTTTTCCAATTATGGGGTTATATGTTGCGTGCAGGTGGCAGAGGCTATCAGGCATTTGTTAGAAGTATGGCTGCTCAGGTAGGGATAGCCGGATTAAAAGCGCTGCCCTTTATTGGAACTTTAAACCTGGCTTATGGCAAATCAACAGGGCGAGATTTGTTTGCCGACGCCCGCAAATATGCGGGAGATAAGTATAAGGATTTAATCACTTATGGAGCAGCAGGGATAGCGGGGATAGATTTAAGTGGTTCATTTAGTGTTGAATTGCCGATGGTAAAAGATAGTGATCCGATGTCCACAATTTTAGGCGCTCCTTGGTCAATGTTTGTCGAAGACCCCGCTAAGGCTATAAAGGCTATTGCAAGCGGCAATTCTGGAATGGCGCTGGAGTCTATTTTGCCGCGTTTTGCCGCCAATGCATTGGCAGGGAAGCGTATGCAAGAAGAAGGGGTTTATACGGCAACAGGCAAGCGTATTTCTTATCCTGGAGATATTGACGAAACGCCCGTAAAATTGAATAAATTGGAGTCTACATTAAAAGCATTCGGCTTTAACCCATTGAAAATAGCTAAGATACAAGATGCTAATAAAGCATACTATGGTATGTTGAATTTTATTAACGCCAAACAAGAAGGATATAGAAACAGATACGCGAATGCTATCATTGCAGAAGATGATAAGGCTATTGGAAGGGTAGAAGAAGAAGTTGACAAATGGAATTCAAAAATGGAAGCCGAAGGGCTTGATAGATATACTATCATTTTAAGACCACCCCAAAAAATTTGGGGCAATAGGCCGCCACGACGGTTCATAGATGCGGCGGAAGAGTTGAGCGAGGACTATGAATAATTAATTACATAGCCGCTATCAGACAAACTGAGGCGAATTAACCGTGTAAACAAACGGTTGGTTCGCCTTTTTTATTACAAGGGGGAGGGAGAGTAATATGAGTTCATTTGTTCAGAA